GCCAGGTTGGCCCTGGACAGGGTGGCCCCCGCCAGGTTGGCCCTGGACAGGTCGGCCCCTGTCAGGTTGGCCCTGGACAGGTCGGTCCCTGTCAGGTTGGCCTCCGCGAGGTCGGCCCACGTCAGGTTGGCCTCCGTCAGGTTGGCCCTGAACAGGTTGGCCTCCGTCAGGTTGGCCCTGAACAGGTTGGCCCCCGTCAGGTTGGACTCCATCAGGTCAGCATATGGTTTAATCATCGCTCGACCTCCTTTGAGGCCGCGTAGCCGTTGAGGAAGTCAGCGACTTCCATCCCTGCCTTTACAGCAAGGAGTTCCATCCCGGCCTTTTTGTAGTACACAGCACGCTGGCTGTCTCCAGCCAGCTTCGCCGTCTTATAGCTCGCGCTGTAGAACGCGAGCTGCTGGTCAATGGAGGTACCGGGCGCGGGGATGGGCTCTAGTGCGGGGTCGAGCAGGGGCGCGGCGTGCTGCGCCTGTTCGAGGCGCAGCTGGTCAAGGGTGACCTCGGCATCGTGATAGGTTCGCGCAAAGCCGACCAGTTCGCCATCGAGATACATGGCATAGTCGTGGGTTTCTCGATCATAAACGATTTCCATCTTTTTGCATTCCTTCATGTAATGTATGATTTTTCGTACCTATCGTCAGTATAGTACGAAAAACCGTACATGTCAAGTGGAAAATGGCGGTTTTTCGTTCTTTTTGCAGACCAAAAAAGCGCCTTCGCTCGTGCAAACACTTATGCAAACACTTATGCGAAAACGCCTTCTTCGTTTGTCTGGAGGAGCGCTTGTACGTCTTGCCGCGCTGCCTCCGTCAGATCGGGATAGAGCAGCAGGCGCTCTGCTTTCGGGAGCTTACGCCCAGCGCGATAAGCACAAACCTGCGATCGGCTCTTAATCCCTAACATCTGATGCGCCACGCTCACGGGGTAGCGCTTGATCGCCTGGGCGAACAGGGGAAACAGGGGAAACACATTCATTTCGTCTCGCAGTGTTAAACGGATTTTCCCCCATATAATAGTATGAAAAACCGTACACGTCAAGCGAAAAGATTGGGAGCGCGGTATGGGGTTGCCTTGGTAGATCGCCGCTGCTCTCCGCAACCTTCGACCGTGTTGGAGTTCGGCGGCGATCCGCTATTGAGTATACCACGCTGCGAGATACCACGAAATAGCGGGTCTTTTTGGGTTGCTCGTACAACCCCTTGCAATCGCCTGGAAGATCGGGTACACTAGCCTGCATACAAAAACCTTCGACCGTGTGCGCTGAGGCGCTGGGTTGGAGGTTTCTGTCATGGCATCCTTCCTTAATCTCAATCGTTCCTTCGCGACACCCGCCGCGTTTGCTGCGTGGCTGCAAACTGCGCCACGCCCTTTGTTTGCCCCCATTGGTTCCACTTATCACAACACCTATCGTCCCCATGAACCCCTCTGGCGCGGCGCCGCAAGCCTTCGCAGCATGCAAGCGCACTATATGACCTATCAGCCGCCGTGGGATCGCGGCCCCCATTTGTTTCTTGCCGCAGGCACCGCGCACGACGGTATTTTCCTTATGACACCGCTGCACGTGCCGGGCATCCACGCTGGGCCATGTAATGCCCGGCGCTTCGGCGTCGAAGTCGTCGCCGATTGGGACGCAACGCTCCCCACTCCGGCGCAGATCACGCTCCTGGTGGACACCCTCACAGTGCTGCATCGCTGGGCCGGTCTTGGGCCTGATGTGGTGGCGCATCGCGATTGCATGCCAGGGCGTACCTGCCCTGGGCGCTACGGCTATGCGCTCAAGGACACGCTGATCGCGCAGCTCACAGTAGCGCTTGCTGCGCCCCCCTACACAGCGGCGAGCCCGTTGTGTGCTGTCGTTCCCGACGCGCATGATGCGTTTGTCGCGGCCTGGCAGCGCCGTTGCGCGGGCACGCGCCAGTATGCGCTGACGGACGTGCATCTCATTGCTAGTCAGTACTGGTTTCAGAGCACGGCGCTGGGCCTCGATCCCTGGTTGGTCGCCGCGCAATGCCTGCACGAGACGGCGAATCTCACAAGCTGGTGGTGTGCCCGCCCTCGGCGCAATCCTGCCGGGATCGGGGTCACCGGACATTTCCGCATCACGCGTGATCAGCCGACCGACCCGCCACCTGAGCCCACGGGCTGGGTCTATCATGATCAGCGTCGGCGCTGGGAGGCCGGGTGTTCGTTTGCGTCGTGGACTGGCCCAGCGGGCGCGGTCACAGCCCATCTGGGGCGGCTCCTGGCCTATGCGTTGGATGATCGGGCCATCGCGCCATTTCCGCATGGACACGACCCCGCACTCCATCACGACCAGCGACGGGCCATTGCCACAGCGCTTCAATATCGTCCACTCCCCGATCATGTGCGCGGTTCCGCGCCGACATTGAAACAACTCGGTGCAGCCCACAATCCCACGGGGCTGGGCTGGGCCAATCCCGGCACGGACTATGGGACACGGATTGCCGTGATCGCCAATCAGTTGCGGGGAGGATCGACATGATTACGGAGCTTGAGCCAATCTGGGTTGGTGCAATGCCGACACAGTTGGAAATGGGTAAACTTTATATTTCCAAATCGTTTGATGTAGCCATTCACCTCTGCGTTTGTGGCTGTGGCATGCACACGGTGACGCCACTCGGCGGCGACGGCTGGACACTCGGCACCCACACAGACGGCTCGATGAGCTTATATCCATCTATTCGCAATCCTTGTGGTGCGCACTATTGGATCGATCATGATAGGGTGAAGTTGGCGCATATTGCCGCGGTGCAGGCTCGGCTTCAGACCATCATTCACGAGCTGAACATCCGGGCGGCGCATCACGATGAAAGCAAACTGTGGGAACCAGAAAAAAGCGGCTATGATCGGCTGACGCTGGCGCTCAAGGATTGGCCTATGACACCGAGGCGTACCGTGCGGCGCTTGCCGAGGCGCAGTCGGCCATTGCGCATCACTATCAGGTCAATCGCCATCATCCTGAGCATTTTCCCGATGGCATTACTAATATGACCCTGATCGACCTCATCGAAATGCTCTGCGATTGGAAAGCCGCGAGCGAGCGTACGCAGCAGGACAGTATCGCCAAAAGCCTGACGCATAATCAGCAGCGGTTTGGCATTGACGATCAACTCGCGACCATCTTGGCCAATACGGTTCAGGCATTGGAGTGGTAAGCAATGGCGCATGATCCTCATCATCCTGATCACCCGCTTCAGCACCCGCTCACTCGTGCCGTGGACGCGGTGATCACTGGGGTCGAGCATGTGCTGCATAGCCGCCAGGCGGACATGCTCCGGCATGCGCTCAATGAGTTGCTGGTGCGCGTGTTTGAGCAAGTAGCGGCAACCAGCAGCCGCATGAGCGTGCTGGCGCACCAGCGGATCGAGACGCTGGCGGCCCGCGTCAATGACCTGGAGCAGCGCGTGAGCAGTCTGGAACAGCGTGCGCCGGAGGACGAATCGTAATGGCGGCCCGGATTGCGGCTGCTGAGCGCCGCCGCTACGAAGAATTGGCGGTCAAGGTCGCCGAATTCGGCTATAGCACGCCGCCCGAGATCCTGATGGAGTATCAAGAGCTGCGGGCCAAGCATGGCCCGATTGAGCTCCTAGATCAGCCCGCCGCGCCGCAGCCGGAGCGCCGCCGCCGCCTGGAGTTGGATATTGATTGGCTCTCCTTTAACATGGAGAGTATGTTCCGGCGTCAAACTAAAATGGAGCAGAGTGTCCATTTGGGCCGCTGGCTGGATGTGATCCAGATCGGTCTGCTCCTGCTGCTGCTGCTCGCGCTGCTTGGCGTGGCGGCCCAATGGGTGGATCGGTTTGGGTGGTTGTGGTGAGGGATCGCAGCGCCTCATTCTATTGTTTCTATTGTTTCTAACAATGCCATTTCAAAAAGGACAATCAGGGAACAAACATGGTCGCCCGCGCAAAGCAGAGAAGTTTGCGCGTCCCATTGCGCGTGCCGAAAAGCAGATCGTGGATAAGTTGCCGACGCTTCTTGCGCGCATGCTTGAGCTAGCTGATGGTGTGACGGTGCAGGAGGTCGAGAAAGATGGTGTGCGCATCTATACCCGCGCTCCTGACCGTGCTGCCCTGGAATATCTCGTCAATCGCGTCATGGGCAAGCCGACCGAGCGCCAGGAGCTGACCGGCGCGAACGGTGGCTTGCTTGCCCTGGCCCGTGAGGTGATCATTGAGGTACCTGCTGATGAGTCTGTGGACACAACCGACCCCGACGACCTATAAAACGCGCTTCCATCCAGGTCAAAAACGCGCCTGGCAGAGCGACAAGCGCTTTGTGGTGGTGTTAGCAGGGACGCAAAGCGGCAAGACCAGCTGGGGGCCGTTGTGGCTGAAGCGTGAAATTGATCGGCGCGGGCCAGGAGATTATCTTGCGGCGACTGCCAGCTATGATCTGTTCAAGCTCAAAATGTTGCCTGCCCTGCGAGAGTGCTTCGAACAGGTGTATGGTCATGGGCGTTACTGGTCCGGGGATCGGCTGATTGAGCTCGCCGATCCCCGTGGACACTTTTGGGCGCAGCGCGTAGACGACCCCATGTGGGGGCGCATTATCTTACGATCCGCCGAATCGGATGCGGGCTTGGAGAGCAGCACGGCGCTCGCGGCCTGGCTGGATGAGGCGGGGCATAGCAACTTTAGCCTGAGCAGCTGGGAAGCCATCTTGCGACGGCTCAGTCTTAGTGAGGGGCGAGCACTCTTGACGACGACGATTTACGATATGGGCTGGCTCAAGCATGCGTTGTATGATCGCTTTCCTGCCGATCCTGCTATTGATATTATCCAGTTCGATAGTATTGCCAATCCCGCCTTCCCGCGTGCGGAGTGGGAGCGTGCCCGCGCCACGCTGCCGCACTGGAAATTCAATATGTTCTATCGGGGTCGTTATGAGCGCCCGGCCGGGCTCATTTACGACAGCTTTGATGAGACTGCCGATGTGATTGACGCCTTCCCTATTCCAGCCAACTGGCCGCGCTTTTTGGGCCTTGACTTTGGCGGCGTGAATACCGCAGGGGTGTTTTACGCTGAAGAGCCTGGATCGCAGCCGCGCACGTTCCACGCGTATCGGGAGTATCTGGCGGGTGGGCGCACGGCGAGAGAACATGCTGGGGCGCTTCTCGCGGGTGAACGCCGCCCGATTTGTTTTGGCGGCGCAAGAAGTGAAGGCCAGTGGCGGCAAGAGTTTCTGTTTGGCGGCTTGCCGGTGCAGGTACCGTTGTTGAGTGATGTTGAGATTGGTATCCAGCGGGTCTACGGCGCGCATACCCAGCACCGCATCAAGGTGCATCGTCAGAGTTGCCCCGGCTACCTCAATCAAAAGCGCAGCTATCGGCGCAAACTCGATGTGCGCGGCGAGCCACTACTTGAGATTGAAGATAAGCACGCCTATCATTTTTTAGATGCGGAGCGGTATGTGCTGAGCTACCTCATGGCCCCGCTCAGCGACGGAGGTTTTCTTCAGTGAGCATCGAAACCCGCATGCGCTATGGCCTGGCGCGCTGGCTGCTCAAAGCGAGTCAGATCCAGACCTTCAATACGCTGACCTTCCCCGGCTGGCAGCGCGCCAGTGATACGCTGCTGCGTGGCTTTGAGGCGCTGACCCGCGAGGGCTATCAAAAAAACGCGGTGGTGTTTGCGTGTCTTTCAGCGCTCGCTTTTGATTTTCCTGAGCCGCCGCTCCTGGTCTACGGAGAAGACAGCGACGACGCTAAGGCGCTCCCAAAGCACCCTTTACGAAAGCTCATCGCCCGGCCCAATGCCTTCATGGGTGAGCGTGAGCTGTGGATGTATACGATAGTTTATTTGGGGATTGGGGGCAATGCCTACTGGCATAAGGTGCGGAATGCGCGTGGGCAGGTGATTGAGCTCTGGCCCTATCATGCGCTCGCCATCCAGGCGTACCGTGACCCAACGACCAGTCACTGGATTGATCACTATGTGCATACCACCGCTGATGGTCGTCAAGTGGTGGTTCCTGTTGACGATATTGTGCATTTCAAGTGGCCCAGCGTGGATTTGGCGCAGCCCTGGCTTGCGCAGCCACCATTGCTGGCCGTCAGCGCTGAGGTCGGCGCGGACAATGAAATGACGCTCTATCTCCAATCGCTCATGCTCAATGATGCCATCCCGCGCACCGTACTGGTGCAAAACCCCAATCGCTTTATGTCGCCCGACGAAATTGAGCGAGCCAAAAGTCAGTTTATGGCGAGCTACGGGAGTAATAAGCGCGGCGGGATTATGATTTTAGAGGCTGGCACCGAGATTAAGCGTTTGGGCCTTGATCTGCAGGAAATGGCTTTTGATGCGATGCACAAAGTGCCAGAGAAGCGCATTGCAGCGGCGTTTCGCGTGCCACTCAGCGTTGCGGGTATTGGCGATGATCCGACCTACAGTAATAGCGAGGAAGCCTATAGCCGCTATGTGCGATCCACGCTCGCGCCGCTCTGGAAGCTTGCGGATGATGAGGTGCAAAACTCGCTTGGCGATGAATTTGAAGTCTGGGTGGAGCGCGATCTGACCAAGGTGACCGCGCTCCAAGAGGATCAAAACCAACTTTGGATTCGGGTCAATAGTGCGTTTCAGGTAGGACGACTGACCCTCAACCAGGCCAATCAACTCTGCGGCCTGCCGCCTGTTGCAGGCGGCGATGTGTATCTCTGGTCAGCCAGCGTGTTTCCCGTGCCTCAGCAGCAGGTGGGCGCGCTGGCGAGCGCTGAGGCAGAAGCGGCGCTTACGCCACCTGCACCTGTACAAGCGCTTCCTGCTCCCGATCCAGCTACCGTTGATGCCACTGGTACACCTGATGCACCCAAACAGGCTGAGAAGGCGTCCATGGCAACGGCGCGCCGCCTGGCCCGTGCGCTCCAGCGTATTCGTCGGCGGATTGAGCCACGCTGTGAGAAGGCGATTGCTGGCTATTTTGCCGATCTCGCTGAAACGATGGTACAACGTGCGAAAGATAGTGCGAAAGATGCACTGCTGCCTACCGTTGATCAACTTGCGCTTGAGATTGACGGGATAAAGCTTGTTGATGTCCTTCAGCGCTACTATTTGGACATCATCCAGGCGAGCTGGGAAACCTGGAATGTGAGTATAGGTATTGAAGCGGCGTTTGAGCAAACCGATCCTGCTGTTGTTGCAACGTTGGCACAAGCCGGGTATCAGGTGCGTCAGATTCATGAGACGACACGCACCGCCGTGCAAGAGCTGTTACAGTACGGCGCTGAGCAGGGGTGGTCACTGGACCAACTCGTTGAAGGTACGGCTGATCATGTTGGACTTCGAAATATTATTATTGAAACCTATACAGGACGTGCTAAAACCATTGCTCGTACGGAGCTGGGCACCGCGCAGCAGGCCTGCGCGATTGATCGCTATGCAGCAGCGGGAATCGATCAGGTCTATGTGCATGATAATGGGATGGATGATAGTGATCCGCGCTGTACGGCTTTGAATGGCACAACGCAGAGTCTCGATTGGGCACGCCAGAATTTGTTACAACATCCCAACTGTGTGCGCTGCTTTGCGCCCTATATCGAATAGTATGATGCAGAGTACAAAACCAATCACCCGCACTGATGTGCTGCGCATGGCTGAGAAGCTCCGTCGAGCGTCACGACTACTCGAAGCGCATGCCAAGCGCTGTACCGCGATAGAAGCGCCTGCACATGCCCAGGCGATGCGCCAGGCACGGCGCATGGTGCGTGCGGAGTTTGAACACCCTGATCCTGGCTAGACAGCTGTGGTATACTACGCGCAACAATTGATGCCCGTTTTTTAACCGGCCCTGTTTCTGTACCTGGGTGCGCCCCGCTACAGCAGCGGGGCCTTTTTCATGTCTGGAGATGCGATGGAACGTAAGCACAGTCCGCAGTATGTGAAACAAGTGCAAGGCCGCACCGTGATCGGTATTTTTAGCGTGTTCGGCAATCTGGACAGCTATAACGATGTCGTCTGGCCAGGGGCCTTTGCCAAAACCTTCCAGGAGCGCGCTGGGCGCATTGTGCATCTCTGGCAGCACGATATGGTCTCGCCGCCAATAGCCACGATTACAGGCCTGCGCGAGCTGAGTCGGGCTGAACTGCCACCGGAGCTGCTCCGGGATTATCCTGAGGCGTCGGGTGGGGCTGAAGTGACCCGTGAGTATCTGGACACCCCCCGCGCTGATGAAGTGTTGAAAAATATTTTGGCTGGGGTTCCACTTCAAATGTCGTTCGCTTTCGATGCGGTCAAATACGACTTTCAGGAGCTAGAAGACGCAAAGTACGATTGGGAGCAGCAGCGCAACGTGCGCGAAATTCGCTTGTGGGAAACCTCAGACGTGCTGTGGGGCGCGAATGAGGCGACCGTTGCTGCTAAAGCAGATAACTCGATCCTGCTCCGTCAATTGCATGGCCTGCTGCAACAGCTGAGCCAGGCGCAGAAGGCGGGATCCCGCCACAGTGCGCAGGATATGGAACTCATCAATCAGATTGTGGCGGCAGGTATCTCGCTTGGTGCGACCAACGCTGCTCTGATTCACACGATAGACGATTTGCTTGACGAAACCACCAAGAGCCGAGCCGCTAAACCTGCACTCACTCGAAGCGAGAGCCGTCATTTGTATATGGCATGGCAAGAGCGCCAACAGGCACTCAGAGATGTAGGAGTATTTCTATGAAAGAACAGTATCAAAAGCTGCTCAAACAGATTGGCACCCTCAATAGCGAGGTTAGGACGATTTTTGACGCCGCTGGCGATGAGGCGTTGAGCGCGGAGCAGTACAAGACGGTCACCGAGAACAACCGCAAGATTGAGGGGATGGAGCATCAGGCCAAGGAACTGTTAGATCAGATGGGGATTCGTGAGCAATCTGATCGTCGCGCTGCTCAGGATCAACAGGCCGTCAATCGTTTGGGCCAGAGTGTTTCCCCTGAAATCCGCCAGGGCGCACCAACGAGTATGGGCGAGGCGCTGTTTCAGGATGCGGAGTTTGCGGCCTGGCACAAAAAGGTTGCGGCGCATGGTGGGGTCAGTCGAGCGCAATTTGGGAACAGCCCTGCGGCGCAGCTCAAAACCCTGCTCACGGGCTCGTCCAGCTCCAGTGCTGGAGCTTTTGTGGAAACCGAGCGGCTTGGCATTGTGGATGCAGGGACGTATTACCGTCCTTTGCGGGTGGTTGATTTGCTGACTCGTGGCAGCACCACCAGCGATACCGTCGAATATGTGCGCGAAGGCACACACACGAATAATGCTGCGCCTGTGGCAGAGGCCACCGCTACAACCGGCGTCTCAGGCGTTAAGCCGGAAAGCGCCATGAGTTTCTCTGTCGTGACGGAGTCGGTCAAGACGCTCGCGCACTGGATTCCCGCCACCCGCCGCGCTTTGGCGGATGCGGCCCAAATTCGCACGCTGATTGACAACTTTTTACGCTACGGACTCGATGAGGTCATGGAGCAGCAAGTACTCAATGGCAGTGGCACCGGGGAGGATCTTCTTGGCATCCTGGAGACGCCCGGCATTCAGGCGCAGGCCTGGGATACCGACATCCTGATTACGACCCGGAAGGCGCGCACCAAGGTGCTTCTGGGCGGACGCACCAATCCGAATGCCTACCTGATGCATCCCCTGAACTGGGAAGCCTTCGATCTGCTGAAGGATAATGAGGCCCGCTATTATTTTGGTGGGCCAAGCGTTTTGGGTAATCCGCGTTTGTGGGGGCTTCCCGTGGTTGAGACCGAGGCCATTGCGCAGGGCGTGGCGCTGACTGCCAATTTCCGCTTTGCGGCGCTCTGGCTGCGCATGGCGGCACAAATCCTCGTGAGTGACAGCCATGCTGATTTCTTTATTCGCAACTTGATCGCCATTCTTGCTGAGGAACGGGCCGCGTTTGGCGTCATTCGCCCAGCGGCATTTGTCGAGATTGATCTGACAGCGGTCTAGGAGGGTGCTATGGGCCTGGTGAGTGTTGCTGAACTGCGATCTGTTGTGACATCAGCCTTGACTGATGTCCAGCTACAAACAGTCCTTGACCGCGAAGAGCAGGAAATGATTGCGCGCACCGGGCCCCACGGCGATGGGTTAGACGGGCTGACGGTACTGCTATGCGGTGGGGCGGGTACGACGCTCTATTTGCCACGTAGCATGACCAGTATTAGCAGTGTCGCGGTGCGGCAGGCCTTGACCGACATCGCTCAGTCGCTCGCAGCAACCGCGTATGCACTGAATGGCAGCGCAAGATTGGAGCGGATTGGTGGCCTCTCCTGGGAGACGTTCGTTACGATTGTTGGCATACCTGCCGATCTACATCGGCGCAAAAGTGTCCTGATTGAGTTGGTACGTCAGGCGCTCGAACAGACGGCACTCAAAAGCGAAAGCGTGGCTGGGGAATATAGTTGGTCGGCACCAGAGTGGGAACGGCAACGGGCGGATTTGTACCGCCGCCTGACCTTTATGAGTATCTAGCCATGACACTTGGATCGCATCTCAGCCATATCTGCACAATTGATCGGGCGCAGAGCACATCGGATGCATATAACGCCCGAAAAATGATGTATACAGTGCATCAGGCGGCGTGTCCATGTCGCCTGATGACACGCACGCAGCGAGCCCCATTGGGTGTGCTTGCCGAGCGACCGATTAGCACACGCTATACCCTGCTGTTGTTGCCTGATAGTGACCTCCAGGTGACCGATCAGATACGCGATGTCGTCTTTGATGCGGGGAGAGTAGATGCCGGGCCATTTACGGTCGTCAGCGTCGTCCCTCGGCGCATCGCACGTAAGGGCGTGGTGCATCTGTCAGCAGAGTTAGAGCGAGTCGGAGAAAATTATGGATGAACTAGAGCAACTCCCCCGCTTTTATGTGTATGGGCGGGTGTGTGTGGAGTTAGCGGCCGTGCGCCAGCTTGTGCGACGGATAGGCCCGAGCGAGGTAAAAAATGGCAAACAGCCTGCTCCACTGGCAGGGGCCGCAGGTATTGGAACAGATCGCCAGTCAGCTGATCGCACGGCTCGACCGCGCCGATCTGCTGATCGAGGCGAAAGCGAAAACTGAATTATATCCAGGCCACGGCAAAATCACGGGTATCTTGCAGCGTAGCATTCTTCGTATCCCAGCGCGACGGCAAGACATGCGCATTGTCGGCGGCGTGAAAACAGCAGGCGTGCCCTATGCGGCACTCATCCATCGGCGCTATCGCTATCTTGAGCAGGGCTTTCTGAAAGCGCGGCCCAACTTTGTAGGAATCTTTCGATCATGATTGACCCGATTGCGACGGTCATTATCTATCTCACGACCACGCCAGAGCTAGTGGCCCTGGAGGGCCGCATTGCAGCCAAACACAAATTTGGTATGACGAGCGATGCAGGGGTAACCACCGATGATCGCTGGACACTGGGCCAGCAGGCACTGCGCATCCAGCCTGCTGGGGGTGAGGCCGATATCGCAACGCCTCGCGCCACGCTTGACCTGACGGCTACCTGCTATGGAGGCAGCCAGCAGGAGGCGATGGCGGTGGCGCTCCAGCTCACAGCGGCCTGTCGGCGTGCGGGCCGCACGATGGTGGTAACTAATGTTGGGACAGCACTCATGTATTACGTGCTAGTATCAAGCGCACCGATGTTTGGATTTGAACCCGTAGGCGAGGCAAACGGCAGCGATATGGTCACCCTGACTCTACGCACGGCTATTGCTGAATGTCCCGTTAGAGACTAAGGAGCTTTGTATGGCCTGTATGGAACCTTTTGCCCAGATTACGGGCACCGCCAAAATTTATCTAGCCCCTGAGCGTACTGTGCCCCCGGTCATCAATTCTACGCCTGGCGTAGAATGGATATATCTGGGGGAGACCGATGGCGATCAGAGTATGGAGCACGCAGGCGAGCTGACCCTTTTTCGCACGAATGAGCGCACCGGCCCACTGAAGGCCATTCGCCCCGCAGAAGAGATTACGGTGGGCTTTACCCTGGTCGAGACAACCCTGGAGAACTACGCGCACGTGCTGCATCATGCCGATCTCGTCACGACCAGCGCCGTGCCCGTCCCATCCAAGCGCATGCCGTTCAAGCGTGGCGCATGCCCAACGGTCTACGCCCTCCTGATGATTGGCGAGGCGGATAGCCCCTACGGGCTGTATCCCGCCTATAACTACTTTCCGCGTGTCGTATCGAATGCTGAGCCGAAAATAACCCGTGCGAAGGATGAGCGCCGCGCCCTGGAGTGTTCGTATATCGTCCTCGAAGATCCGCAGCAAACGGCGGGCGACGAGCTGGGGTGGGCCGTGGCCCAGACCGGAGCCGCATAATGAGTGACCGATCCTTTCGGCTCAGCGATCTTATTCCTGAGCCGCTCACCTTTACCGATGATATGGTTGGTGGGGATGGCACCGTCTATGATGTGCTGACCCTCGATCTCCTGAGTGAGCAGGATGTGTCCCGCATGTTTGTGCTCCAGCGCCGCATGACTCGTGCCTTTACGGCAGAGCAACATGATGAAGCCTTGCAGGCGATCAATGAACTGATCCAAATGCTGGTACCAAAGCTGAGTGGTGATCGCGTGGCAGCAATACCACTCACCCTCAAAACACATTTTCTGGATTGGTGGCGACAGCAGCATCAACAGAAGCAGCAGGAGGCGCATGACCCAAAAGTGACAGGGGAGACGATCTCCCCGACCCGCGTCCAGCGCGGCAAGCGTTCGCCCGCCTCGTCGCCACCTACGGACTCGACCCCGCCCGACTCGTGAGCATGCCGCGCTGGATGGTGATGGTATTAAGCGAGGAATTGCACGCCATTGAGGCAGGGCGCATGCGCCAGATGACGACAGCCAGTATTGCGCCGCATCTCACGCCACCAGCACGGCGCGATCTGCTCCGCACGCTGGATCGGCTGTATCAGGGATCACGGGAGGTTCCGCTGCCAATGCCGAAGGTTGGCCATGATCCAGCAGCGGCAGCGGCCTATTTTGCAGCGCGGGGTATTCGCGTTCGTACAGGATAATTATCATGGCAGGCTATAACCTTGGCGATGCTGAACTCACAACAAGCGTCAATTTAGATGGACTCAAAGGTGGGCTCCAAGACGCCGAGCGCACCGCAGAGGCAGGTGGGGAGCAGGCAGGCTCACGCCTGGGCAGCGGCATGGCACGCGGAATCGCCGCTGCCACAGGGGCCGCACTGGCGGCGGTCGGCGTGCTGATTGGACAGGGTATTGCCATGAATGCCGCTGCCGAACAAACGCAGGCCGCCTTTACGACTTTGCTGGGCAGTGCCGAAAAGGCGCAGTCGTTTCTTGATGATCTGCGTGACTTCGCGGCCTCCACCCCATTTGAATTTCCAGAATTAGCCGATAGTGCCAAGAAGCTGCTCGCCATGGGCTTTGCCGCCGAAGACATCATTCCGATGATGACGAGTATTGGCGATGCCGTGGGCGCACTGGGCGGTGGCTCGGCGGAAATTGACCGTGTGACGATGGCGTTGGGTCAAATGCGTGCCAAGGGGAAGGTCAGCGCGGAAGAGATGATGCAGCTCGCCGAACTGGGTATTCCGGCCTGGCAAATGCTCGCCGATAGTATGGGGCTTTCCACCGCAGAAGTGATGAAGCTTGCTGAGCAGGGCAAAATCACCGCCGATACGGCCATTCCTGCCCTGATCAATGGCATGAATCAAGCCTTTGGCGGAGCAATGCAAACCCAGGCAATGACATTCAATGGACTCCTGAGCACCCTCAAAGATACCGCCTCTATGGCTCTGATGGCCTTTACGGGGCCGCTTTTTCAATTAGCAAAGGGTGGGCTCATTGAGCTGGGGAATCTCGTCTCTTCACCTACCTTCCAGCAATTTGCTAGTACGCTGGGGCAGCAGGTTGCGACGGCTATCAGCACTGTTGCCACGCTCCTGATGACCGTTATCCCACCTGCCATCGCATTGATAACGGGATTGTTTGCGCAAGGCAGCGCCAGCACGGGACAGTTCGGGAGCGCCTTTACCACCTTTCAGGGCGTTGTCGCCACGGTGATGCAGGCCGTGCAACTCGTCGTGAGTGCCGTGTTGACCCAAATGCAGCTCTTCTGGCAGGCCAATGGGGCCAGCATTATGGCGTTTGTTGCCACCACCTGGACACAAATTGGTACCATTATCCAAACCGCCCTCGCGCTCATTCAAGGGATTGTGATAGGCGTGCTTGCAATCGTCTTGGACTTTATCCAGCAGCACGGCGCACAAATTCAGCAGGTACTGACCGCTGCTTGGACAATCATCAGCAGTGTAATCACCGCCACGCTGGCGCTGATTCAGGGCACGCTGAGCGCCGCACTCGCCATCTTCCAGGGCGATTGGGCAGGTGCGTGGCAGGCGATTCAGGCCATGAGTGCCACCGTGCTGGAGGCTATTCAGCGCATCATTACAAGTGTTTTAGAAATCATTGCCGCCTTTTTTGGCACGTCCCTCAGCGGGATTGCCAGTACCTGGTCGAGCAATTTTGAAAAGATGCGATCAGCAGCGTCCACGATTTTTGAGACCATCAAAGCCACGATTACCACGATTGTTGGCGATATCCGCACCGCAGCGGAAACGCAAATCGGAAGCATTCTGAATTTTGTGGAGGGGCTTGCGGGACGCGCTGCCGCAGCAGGACGGGCATTTATTGACAGTTTACGTGATGGCGTGATGGGGGCAATTGACCGTCTGATTGCCGATGCCAAAGCGGCGTTGCAGGGCTTAAGCGACCTCCTGCCCGGCTCAGAGCCAAAAGACCCCAGCTCGCCGCTGCGCGGTCTTGCGGATCGCGGTCGGGCGATTATCACCAATATGCTCCCCGGCATGCAGGCGGGGTTTCTCGACGTCGATAATCTCATGCGTCAAAGCCTGGGCGCCATGACCAATAGCATTGAATCATCCCAAACGAATATCAATCTCACAGCCCAGTACGGCTACCAACCAGAAAAACGCCTGCGGGATGATGTGCGGATGCTTCAACTGTTGCAAGGATAAGATATGGCAACCGATCCACTGATTGAACTAATACGCGGAACAGACATCCTAAATCTCAATGATTTAGACACCTACTTGCGTATCGAAGAAGATGGTCTGGGGCTGCCTGAGGTGCGCCGCATCACCGAACGCGGCCCTTTTCAGCACGGCGATACTGACCTTGACTTTCGCCTAGAGCCACGCATTATTAACGTGGTGTGCGGTGTCTTTGGGGGAGATATTCCAGGGTACTGGGCCACCCGTCGTACTTTACAACAACTCTTGCGGCCCAGTCGTGTTCCTCTCAGCCTACGCTATACGCTTCCAACAGGCGATGTGCGACAGATTGATGTCGTATACGCTGGCGGACTCACCTGGAGCAGTGATGATCGGCTGATTACGACCCACCGCGCCGGATTTCAGCTACGTGCTGCCGATCCCACGTTTTACGATCCCGCTATTATCAGTACCCGCTACGGGATTGGCGGCGGCGGCGGCACTTGGGCAATACCCTGGGCTATGCCGTGGCAAATTGGGAGTGCCACGGTCAATCAAGTCCAGGGCATCACCACACCTGGGGATTGGGAGAGTTACCCGACCATCCTGGTGTATGGGCCAATCAACAATCTTGTCATTACCAATGATGTCACAAGCGAAAAGCTTGATTTCACCGGCTTCAATCTGAGCACGGGCAGCACGCTCACGATTGACACCCGTTATGGGATCAAGAATGCTTTTGATCACCTCGGGGTATCACACATTAACAAACTCACTGATGACAGCGATCTTGCAACCTTTCATCTGGCTGCTCATCCCGATGCAGACAGCGGCATCAATGCTATTCGGGTCGTAGGGAGTAATGCAACCAGTATCACGGAAATTTATATACAGTTTCAGGCGCGCTATACCGCGCTCTAGAAGGCTTTTTAGGAGGCTTTATGGCAGAACGATCACAACTCTGGACGACGGGCACAACAGGGGATGGTGTCGCAGCAGGGTATACCGAGGCACAGTCGATTGAATTTTTTCGTGATATGCTGACGCCATTTGTCTCGGCGGGGCCACATACGAGTCAAGGCGTTTTACGTGGGGTGTTGGGCGATCTCGCAGTTCTATCTGGGAGTGGACAGGTGAGCGTTGCCGCAGGGGCCGCGTTTGTCGAGGGCTATTACTATAAAAATGATAGCAACCTCGCCGTTGCCATTCCTACACCCGCTGCGAATACCCGTATTGATCGCATTGTGCTACGAGTCAATCACAGCGCTCGGACGACACGCATTACCCGCATCGTTGGAACCGAAGGTGCGCCTGCGCCAGCGCTCACGCAGGTTGCTGGAACGACGTGGGATATTCCACTCGCGCAAATCGGGATAACAACAGCTGGCGTTATCACCGTCACAGATCAGCGGAGCTGTTGTTATTTCGCGACCAAAGTTTCAACCGCGATGCTCGATGATGGCGCAAATACCAATGCCAAAATTGCCAATGATGCAGTCGACGATACGAAAGTAGGAGCACGGGTACCTCAGCTTATCCGCCGTCAGGGCGGCAATGCGGCAAATTGGGCCACGATAGGAACTGCGACGTACACACCTGACGCTGTACGTATGCAGGTGGGGCGCATTAATGATGGAGCCGCATCAGCGACGAGCTTTACCGTCACTTTCCCGATAGCATACAGCGCCATACCTGTCGTGTTTGTGCAATCAGGTGATTTCAACGCGGGCGCGGTGATTGGCATTAATAACGTCACAACAACTGGCTTCGTGGCAAACGTGATTAACAAAAGCCTCTCTAATGCCATGGGGCATTATTGGCTTGCTATTGGGCCAGAATGATGACCGATCACTACATCCAGTGGAAAAGCGCCACTGGCATACGGAAGGCTATCCTTGCAGGCGCAGGGCCAGGGCGAGGCGCAATAGGCGTAACCTATTTTACGCGTCTCGCCTATCGTCGTGAGTTGAACGCACCGGGTTGGTTTCGTGTAGATCTCCCTGCCGCG